ATCAATGACAATAATTAATTTATCACCACGATTTAAGTCTGCTAACTGTGCCATTATATCAAATTTAAGTTGTTCAATATCAGTAAGGGGAGTATGTAAAACACGATTAGTATCAATACCGAAACTATCAAAATAAGATTGTGGCGTACCAAATTCTGAATCATAGAATAGAAGTGCTGCATCTTGATATTTGTCCAAGTAAGATTTGGCCATTAGTAAAGAAAATGCTGTCTTAAAGTGTTTGGATGGTCCTGCCCACATAGTAAGACCTGGTGTTAGACCTCCGTCCAATTTACCAGAAAGTGCCACATTAATAATTGGCACTGCTGTTGGAATCATATCTTTGTTTGTAAAGAATTTTGATTTTGATAGAATAGCAGATTCTTTGATACTACTATTCTTTTTAATTTTATCTAATATACTCATTTGTTTTCCTTAAACGAAAATGGTTCACTGTAATCATACTTAGGTTTGAGTTTTTTATTCACACCAATTGGTGGAATACTTTCACCTGTAGCTTCATCTATAACAATATTTGTTACATTATCTTTATCAACATGTATTGAATCGTCTTTAGGAACGAAAACTGGAATGTCCATATCATGTATTTCTGGTTTGATTTCTACTGGTCTTGGTGGTTCTGGTTTTCTCATTGACATTGACATATTGGCAGCAATCAATAACAGAATCGCCAATGGATCAAACACCACAATAATCAATAGTATTACCAGTCTGACGGCCTTGTCGAGAATGTCAATATCAACCGCTTGATTGTAGAGTAAAGCGGCAATATATTTGATTGGCCCAACATCCGCTTCTGTTTTCTTAAGCTCATTAGATAGAGGCGCACGTTCCTCGGAGTACCTGGCAATGGTGGCCTGCGACTGTTGAATCTCTTGCAATATTCTACTGCGCTCTTTCTGTTGGGTGCGGCGTATCGCTTGCGCTTTGTCGGTACCTTTTTCATCTGTTGTGCGGCCCATCGTTTGGTCCACAATTTCATCATACTGTTTGAGTATCTTACGGTTGACATCAACATTTTCTTTTTCATTCTTAATCTTTTCTTCCAAAATAGAAATCTTATTTAAGAGTGGTGAACTATCGGATGAGTGTTCAAGGTGTGCCTTAGATAAGAAACCAAAAATACCCATGGATGTAATAAGCATCAGAATAGTTACTGCCATACACAGGTAAGTTTTAATCAATATAGGACATTGTTTCCAATTATTATATAACCACGATACAGTTACAAGTTTTGACACTTCAAGTACCGAACCCATAATAATGACAGACATAAATGAACCTGGAAATATTGCAGCCAAACCAATAACAGAATAATAACCAGCCACACCCGATAAGGCAATGGCTGTTAGAAAGGTCAAAAAAATCATGAAAAGAAGTCCTCTAAAGAATTACCTTTCTCAGTTTTCCATCCAATGCAATCCAAAATGCCACGGATTGGGTCCAAGAAAGTTTTGTCGAATTGTAAATCATAATCGACATACTTGTCAAGCTCAAACTCTTTCGGTAACCTGGACGGATATGAAATAACGGTTTCTTTGAATGGATTTGGCATCTTCAAATATGTGTATTTGATTTTCTCACCCTCTTTAATCAACTCGTATTTCTTGGTTAAACCAAGTTCTTTCAAGTGGTGATTATACAGAATGGCACCTTTCACATGAATTGGTGTACCTTTTTTATACATTGATACCGAATCGGTGTAGGTTTTCAAACCATTCATACCACGTGGGGTGGAGATTTCTTCTGGCGGCATCTTTCTGAATTCTTCCCTAAAGTCAGCAATGAATTTATGGATATCTTCTTCTGTGCCATTGATAATCAACTTAATAGAGTCTTTCATCTTAACACGAATCGCTGCAGGTGTAGATGATTTAACCATTTCAAGACCCATGACTTTCATCTTAGGTTCTGCATACTGAACACCTTCATTATTGTAGATGTTTAGAATGTATCGTTTCTTGGCAATCCAAATACCTTTGTTGGCAAGAGCTTCTCGTTTCATTTGCATTTTTTGGTCATACGCATGGACATACGTAGCAAGCTCCTGATAACTCTTGTCAATGTACGGTTGTATTTTATCTTCACAGACACGGTCCATGAAGGCGATAAGGTGATTAACATCCGTCTTTTTAGAATACACTTTATCAACAAGTGGACCAAGCTTGAGATATATAGAGTCTGTGTCCGAGGCGATAACATAATCAATTTCTTCTGTAGATAATAGTTTATTCATATACCCATTGATTTTGTTTTCAATCCAACGGATACTTAATTGGCCAGCAGTGGTGACACCCAAGGCCATACGCAAATCATAAAACCTGAAATATTGAGAACCAAGAGCACCATAAGCAGAGTTAAGTGATACCTTTTTAGCTAACTGTAAGTTGTCGTATCTGGCAATACGTTTTTCAATTTCATATTTTTTAGATTCATCTTTTTCAACCTCATATTCTTTTTTGGCCTGAATCATTAGGTTCTTAAACTTCTTCCTATCTTCATACATTTCTTCCATCATCTTAGGTAAGAAACCTTGTATGTCTGTACGGAAGAATTGGCCATTAGGTGTTATAGTCACACCTTCAAGTTCTGAGGTATCAACAGACTTGTTTAACATTTTATCAACAGTAACACCAGAAGAAATAACCTTACGCATTTCTTCGGTATAGTTTTCTGGTTCAATCAATGTTTCTGGTGAAATGTTGTATTGCATCATCAAGTGTGGATACAGACTGTTCAAGTCAAAACTGGCCACATAATCATGTAGACCTGCCTGAACATCTTTAACATATGCACCTTCAAATGCCGCATCTTTTTCTTGGATAACTTTTGGTGGTACGATAATGTTCTGCTTTAACAGATAGGAATATGTCAGAGAATCCCACATACGAGTTTGTGCAAATACATCTTCGTAGTTTGATTTAGTATCATATGCTAAAGTCAAAGCCAACTCAATCAACTTCAACTTATCTTCCAGACGGAGAATCAAGTCAACGTCTTTGATGTTGTATTCAATAAACTTTTGGTAGTTCAGTCTGTAAAGTTGGTGTAAGTTTTCATATTCATCATATGAAATTTTACCGTCACCAAGTTCTACTTGTGCAATGTTATCCAAACGATAGGACTCTTGTGATTTACCACCCGGCGCATACCATTTATATAGTTCAATGTAATCAAGTGATGCTACACCAACAATTTCATATGCAATCAGTTGACGCCCGTTGATGTTAGTTGTACGATTTTTAATGAAGTTCCATGGAGATAATTTCTTGGTATCATCTTCACCAAGAATCTTATTGAATCGGTTAATCAGATATGGAATATCAAAGAACTTGGTGTTCCAGCCAGTGATAACATCTGGACATTTGCGTGACCAGAACTCAATGAATTTTTTACATAAAGACCATTCATCACGGCACTTAATATAGGTTTCATCACCTTGAACCACATAATCACCGCATCCAAAAACAATTGGTGGTTGACCAATATAAGTAATAGCAATGGCTGTGATTGGTTCATTCGCATCGTAGGGGTCTGGGAAACCATTCTCCGAACCAACCTCAATGTCAATCACTGCTACAAGAATCTTATCTTGGTCCCATTCAACCATGTCTGGATGATGTTCTGCAATATAGGCATACTCCCAACGAGTGTTGCCAAATACTCTGGCATTAGAAACACCTTTGAATTTTTCCAAATAATCTTTGGCTTCATAGATAGTACCAAACAACTTGCGTTGTAATAGCTCGCCATCTAATGAACGATATTCGGTTTTCTTGTTGGCTTGAATGTATAAGGATGGTGAGTATTCAATCTTTTGTTTGACTCTTTTACCATCCAGAACACCACGATAGAGAATGTGTCCAGCAACGGACTGGACATTTGTGTAGAAACTTGACATTAACCTGTAATTATTTGTTGTTGGCCTGGAAGAATGAGGCCCGCACCAAAGATTTGATTGTAGTTCTTAACGAAATCTTCTGCGGGAACATAGGAGTATACTACATTTTTCTTTGCAATGGCAATAGTAGAGCCAGAATTTTGTTCGGAGTGTATCGGGAATGGTGCAAAACCTACGTTTGGTTGGCCATCTTTACCACGTACAA